CTGAAAGTATACACCAAGGATCTAGCCTGCCCCCTTTCTCCAAGTCCGTAGACCCTCCAATAGTTTTCGTCTATCCCTTTTAGCCTTTCGATTTCATCTTTTATTACATCGCCCAGAAATGGGTTATCCTTGTAGGTAGTTTGAAAGAACTCGACATCCGACCGTGTCAGCACCTGATCGTAGATCCAATGAAACTCCTCAGATGGATTGTAATCCAGAATCACCTTTTCATTTGTACGGAACAGAAGCTGAGTCCAATCTTCATGCGTTAATTCGTTTGCCTCATTGCAAAAAAGTAGATCCCTCTTTCTTCCCCTGATTTTTTGAGGCATATCCAAAGAAATAAATTCAATCGTGTTTTGGTTTATCCTGTATTCGTTATTGCTTTTGCTGTGATCATCTTCTGAATAGATTTCATGATCTTTAAGGATAGTAAAAAAATCTCGCATAACCGTACCCCTTAAAGCCGGGAAGGACTTCCTACAGATCGTGATTATTTTCCCTTCGTTTCTTTGGCAGTAAGCAAAGATGATCCACAGCAGGATATTAAAAGTTTTGCCTGATCTGGTACCCCCTTGCTGCACTACTATCTTAGCCGTGCTTTCTTCTAGGTGCCTAAATACTTTGTTGGTTTTTAATTTAATCTGCGCCATCTATAATGGTCACTTCGAAAAGTTTCTTGCCATCTGCCCCGGTCACTTCCTGCCTTTCAACATAGCCTCTGGATTTGCCTTGAGTTTTAAGAAAGAAAATGATGGCAGTAGTATCACCGCCATCTATCTTCTGATCTAGCTTGCTTTCGACAAAATCAAGCCTTGTATTCCTGCCTTCGATTACAGCCTGTTCTAAGCCCTCCTGCTCGATCCATTTGTACAAGGTTACTCTATCTACCTGAAGTGACCTTGCAGCCGTAGATAGGTTTCCAAATGCCTTCACAATGGCTTTCTCTATTACAGATGTCTCAGGCTTTTTCATAGTGTTGACTTTTGGTAATTATTTTTCAAAGGTTTAATCCAATCGTAAATGTATTTGCTTTTCTTTTTGCGCTCCTGATCATTCCCGGATAGAGTTTATTTAGCTTTTTTATTGCATCTCTTTCCATATCTACTGTCCTATAGTCCTTGCATCCGCCTTCGGTTTTCCAATGTTCATTTTCCCAATGTAAGTACCTGATTCCTAAAATCCCTCCGTACTTGACAATATGTCTTAAACAGATCTCATAATCTTCCTTGACTTTAAAACTTTCATCAAAATAAAACTCCCCATCATTAACCATTCCCATACAGCTTGCTGTTAAATAGGTTTTTGTCAATATTGGTTTATACGGATAAACTGACCTGGGCGCTGCCTCTGTTTTTAATCCCCACATTTTAAAATTCATTTGTTCGCATAAATCAAATGCTTTTAAAAACTCTTCACCCCAGAATCCTTCATCTTTAATATGCTTCATTTTCGCCTGAGTTCTTCCCATTTCAGTGTACCCAGTATTTTTTGCATCATCATCTAAAAATACCACCCATTTTTCAGTTGTATTTTTTAGAATCCAATTTCTGGTTTGAGTTATTCCCTGAACTGAACTAGGTACGGCAATTACATTTTTGATGTAATGGTATTGATGCACTTCGCTTTCAGGCACAAAGAAGGTACCAATATTTGGCAGGATTTTGTTTGTCGTAGTTTGACCTGCTCTGTTTTTACTTGGTATTGCTATTAGCATATCTTTCCTTAAAATCAGCCCAATTTAAAACCCTTTCCAGACTTATTGCATCGAAGCTACTTCCTTCGGTGTACCCGCCTCTTCTTACCATTTTTAACTTTAAAACATTTTTTAAATCTTCCCATTCTTCAGAGTTTGGATCTGCCATTACTAGTATATATTCCTTTGGTGGAATTAATTGAACGGACTGTTCAAAATCTAAGGTTTCCCCATCTTCCATATCATCTATCTTCGCATCAAAAGGCAGGTCTAGTCCCCATTCTTCTACTTGCTCAGCATCCCATTCGTTGGCTATCATGTCCCAGTCCCACTCACCGAAGCCCACGTTGTCCTTGATTATAAACTGCTTCTGTTCATCTTCTGTTAGATCATCAGCAAAGATAATTGGCACTTCTTTTAATCCTGCTTCCTTGCAAGCCTTTAGCCTCATATTGCCCCCTAGCACTATCATGTCAGCATTCACCACAATAGGCCTGATCTCAAGCATCTTTGGAAACTCCTGAATAGACTTGACTAGCTTTCTGAACTTGTCATCCTTGATGATTCGGGGGTTATTCGGATTGCTTTTGATCTCCGAAAGTTTAACGCTTCTGATCTCCATTAGTCTAACTTTTCGTTTGCTACTTGTAATGCCTCCACTGGTGTTACATCCTTTTCTTCTAGCTTATTAGGGATACCTGCATCATCCAAAAGCTTCTTGAATAGGTAGGCTAGATCAAAGATTCCTTCTTCATTGTCAAGGGTGATGCTGATCACTTTTTTTTCGCTGTTAAAATTTAATTGAAAGTTTGACATGGTTTTTTATTTAGGTTGATTCATTTTTTGTTCGTGCTTTTGCTCTAGATATTCCCGGTAGCTTTTAGTGTCTCCCATAGTATCGTGACAGATCCTGCACAAGGCCATAAGGTTCTCTATCCGATCCGCTGTTTTACTTCCTCCCATCCCTCTTGCTTTGATGTGATGGATGTCTACTGCCTGAGATCCGCAGGATTCACAGGGAATAAAATCAGCTATCGTGTAGCCAAAATATTCCATGTAAATCTTGGTGTGCTTTTTCATTAAAAGGGTAGATCGTAATCTTCAGCCTGATAAGTTGCTGTAGGTATTTTGTTAACCTCAGGGTTTAAATTTTCTTCTTTTTTGTAATCGTTTAGGTTAATAGCCACATCCTTCCCGAAGTCATTCGGCTTATCGTAGATGTTGATGCTCACATTTACATAAGTCTTCCCGTTATAGGTGTAAGCGTGCGCATGGCAATCGGATAGGCAGATCGCAGCTGTAAGCCAAGAATCACTTCTTTTCTTTCCGTTGCCTAGTCTTACTTTTTGTTTTGCTTCCATATTATGTGCTTTTAGGTTTTCTTCCTCTTTTCGCTGGTGTAGCTCCAATTATTAATTCTTCCTTATTTAATTCTCTGCTAGTGAATAAGACATTAAGTTCTGTTAATTCTTGTTGCTCTTCCTGCTCCCTGTACCAAGTAGTATTCTCTTCATTCGTGTACCATCCGTATAGGTAGTTTACTAATTCCATCCGGCAGCTACTACACCAATGGCTGAAGTTGTGCTTTGGGTTAACATAGGTAGTATACAGGTAGATTAATTCCGTGTAGACTTCTTTGTCATAATTACGGATAAATGCGTGCTTCTTGTAGCTTTCGTACAGAGGCATGTGCTTCTTGAATAGTTCTAAATCTTCAGGTGTCATAGTTGAAATTTATTAGTGAAATGATCCTCCACATACAGGTAGATGAAGGGTACTGCGCTGCTTATAAATATTGCAGAAAGCAAATCCGTTTTTAAGATTAGAAAAAAGAAGCTGATCCAAAAGGACATGCAAAAGGAACAGCTAAAAGGCTTGACTAGTTTTCTACCCGTGACTTCCTTAAAAAATTTAGGTAAGTTCAGGATATAGAAGTAAAGCAGGGTTAACCCTACCGAACCTAGTACACTAACTGCGATTTGATACATGAGCGTATTTTTTTAATTGTGATAAAAATTGAAGTGTGCGGAATCCCTGTTTGCATTGATACCTTGCGCACCGAACCGAGTTCCACATACATCTTAAGAATCTCCTGATCGTACCAATAGAGACCTTGCACTATCTTACTAATCCCATCTGCTACCTCTTGACTGTTATCGATCGTCTGTTCTTCTTTGACAAACTTCATGATGTCTTCCACAGGTACAAGGCTTCCGTATAGCCTGCCAAACTTCCCGTACTTTGAGTTCGTTTGATTGCAGCAAATCCGAACTATCCAGAACTTAAATACCTGCTTCCCTTTGGCTTCTAGTTCCTGCAATTTATTTGCATCGTATTCAAGAACTATCACCGCTACTTCCTGCCGTAGATCTTCCCATAGATCCTTGCCTATATTCTGGAATACATATTTAAACTCCTGATCATATAGCCATCCGATCGCTTTCATTTAAGGCTTATTACTTCACCTGTGGGAAGCCCTGCAAAATCGCAAAGCCATCCATTCCATTCAAACCTGATCTCCTTGTCACGGCCGTAATATGATGCAGCTAGGAGTCTTATCTGCCTTTGTACTAGTTCAATGTTTTGAAAGCTTCCTTTCCCCTTATTCATCCACATTGACCACTCCCCATTTGAAAGCCGGTAACGGATCTCAAGGGAATAGTCTAACTTAGATTTGGGAAGCATTCTAGGCATTTCTATTTTTTATTTGTGGCATTTATGCCGTAATAAGAAAGGCTACCTGCTAACAACTCACACCCCAATTGCAGTCAGGTGGGATCACTTAGCCTTCCCTTTTTTCTTTGATTACTACCTCAAGACCTACAGCATCACAGATCATGCGAAGATTAGAAAGGCTTATTGACTCCCATCCGTTCTCTACTTGATTAATGGGTGCATGGCTGATACCTAGCTTCTTGCAAAGTTCTAGCTGTGTGTATCCGCTTTTCTTTCTTGATCTTCTGATTAGCAATCCTTCTTCTACGCTCATTTGGTTTGT